CGAAAGACGAAGAACCTTCTGGACGCGGACGAGTACAAGGAGGTCTTCCCCGAGGTGAAGCTCTCGGCGGACAGCAAGGCTTCTGGTCGCTGGGACACGGCTGCTGGGGGCATGTACTACGCCGTGGGCGTTGGCTCGAACCTCGCGGGCCGTGGTGCGGACCTCTGTATCATTGACGACCCGCACTCGGAGCAGACGGCGATGTCTGCGAACGGGTTTGAGTATGCCTATGACTGGTACACCGGGGGCCCCCGGCAGCGTTTGCAGCCGGGTGGGGCGATTGTTTTGGTCCAGACCCGGTGGTCGGAGAAGGACTTAACCGGTCAGCTTCTGAGGGCGCAGGCTAAAGACCCTCTGGCGGACCAGTGGGAGGTGGTGGAGCTTCCGGCCATTTTTGATGATGGGACGCCGTGCTGGCCGGAGTTCTGGAGCATTGAAGACCTGACCGCGGTCCGCGCATCAATCCCGCCAAGCAAGTGGAATGCGCAGTATCAGCAGAACCCGACCGGTGAAGAGAACGCCATTATCAAGCGGGAGTGGTGGAAGCGCTGGGAGAAGGACAAGATTCCGCAGTTGCAGTATGTGATCCAGTCTTACGACACGGCGTTCAGTAAGCGGGAGACTTCTGACTTCTCTGCCATCACGACCTGGGGTGTGTTTTATCCGCAGGAGGGGGGCCCCCCGAACCTTATCCTGTTGGACAGCAAGAAGGGGCGGTGGGATTTCCCTGAGTTGAAGGCGATTGCCTTTGACGAGTACAAGTATTGGGAGCCCGATACGGTAATTGTGGAAGCGAAGGCTTCTGGTATGCCTCTGACCCATGAATTGCGTCAGGTGGGTATTCCTGTGGTGAATTTCACTCCGAGCCGTGGGAATGACAAGGTGAGTCGGGTCCATGCGATTTCGCCGCTTTTGGAAGCCGGGATGGTCTGGGCCCCCGATACGACCTTTGCGGACGAGTTGATTGAGGAAGTTGCGGCTTTTCCGAATGGCGAGCATGATGACTTGGTTGATAGCATGACGCAGGCGCTCATGCGCTATCGCCAGGGCAACTTTGTGCAGTTGCCGACGGACGACTGGGAGGATGAGGATAGCTCTGTTAGGATTCCAGTCTATTACTGACCCCATGCGAGGCCGGCATGGCACAAGAAGCTCAGGGTATTGCCTCTTTGCCGATGGCGGACGAGGTTCAGCGTGTTACCGGCGGTGGCCAGATGGCCCGCCGTCAGCGCCCGGATATTGATTCTTTCCTGACCGAAGCACAGCTTGCGTATCTTGCGGCCAGCTTTGCTCCTGGCGCAGGGGCCCTGGAAGCTTCTGGCGAGGCCCCTGAATTCCCTACTTCTGACATGACGGTCGCGGAAATGCTTTCCGGCCCGCGGGCCGCGAGCCTCAAAGAGAACATCGAAGAAGGCAATTATGGCACCGCGGCGCTTCAGGGCTTAGGTGTTTTGGGTGATGCGGCCATGGCGGTTCCTGTTGTGGGGCCCGCTGCGGCTGCTGCTCTGAAGGGGCCCCGAGCCCTCCAGCGGGCGCTCCAGCTTGCTTCTGCCAAGCAGCTTCCTGCGGAGGAGGTTGAGGGGCTTTACCGGACCCTTCTTGAGCTTGGGTATCCCGAGCCTACGGCGGCGAAGATTGCCCTGGGTGATTTGCCTATGGACGAGGCTAGCCGCATGGCGCGGGCGCGGGAGCAGGGCTATCGACAGGAAGCTTTCCATGCGGGCTCTCCTGAGCTAGCCAGTGCGGAGGCTATTGACCCGGACGCGGGTCGTTTTGAACGTGCATACTCCGGCAGCTTTATGACTAATACTCCCGTTTTGGGTAATACATACGTGCCCCCCGACATAGAAAAAGGCGGGGCCATGTATAGGTTTCTCATGAGAGACGAAGAATACCCGGTGGTGCTCGGGGGCGGTCGAAATTGGAACGAAATTGACGGCTACTTAGACGTTCCTGGCCAGCCCGATTTAGAACGGATTAGCGGAAGCACAAACGAAATAGCTCGCGAGTTAAGAGCAAGGGGCTTCCCCGGCGTAACTTTTCAAGACATCACGGACATCGGCCCAAATTACAAGGCGGCTAGCAGTGCCGCGGAAATGATGGCCGGTAGGGATCGCGAGCTTCGCCGTGCGCTGCTTTCTGACATGAGCGACGCTGAAATATACTCGGTGTTTGACCCAAGCACCGTCAGATTGCCTCAGGCGGCTTTTGATCCTGACCAGAGGGGTTCTGCGAACCTTTTGGCGTCTCCGGCGGCTGCCGGTATCGGCGCGGCTTATCTCGCGTCCCAGGCTCGCAATGAGAACAAATAGGATTATGATGGACTATCCGCGGCCCACGGCCCTAGAGGACAGACAAGATGGCTGAATCTGAATATCCGCGAGGCATGGGCGGTCTGATGGACCGGAATGTGCCGTCGCAGCTTGATGAGCAAGACCTTTCTGACGAGCTTGAGATTGAGCTGCCGGGTAGTCAGGACAATGTTTATGCTTTGATGGCGGCTGAGGGGGTGGGGGAGATTGAGATTTCGCCGACCGAGGATGGTGGTGTGGAGGTGGATTTTGAGCCTTCTGACCGCCGGGGCGAGGACGAAGACTTCTACGCCAACTTGGCTGAAGAAATGCCGGAGCGAGAGCTTGGGCGGATTGCTTCGGAGCTTTTGGGCGAGTTTGACTCGAACAAGGCGTCGCGGCAGGAGTGGGAAGATGCGTATGCTGACGGGCTGGAGCTTCTGGGCTTCACCTATGAGGAGCGTACTCAGCCGTTCCGTGGTGCGAGTGGCGTAACTCACCCATTATTGGCGGAAGCCGCCACCCAGTTTCAGGCGCAGGCGTTTAATGAGCTTTTGCCGCCTGGGGGCCCTGTGCGGACCGTGGTCATGGGGGATGAGACGCCGGAGAAGGTGGCTCAGTCCCGGCGCGTGTCTCAGTTCATGAATTACTATCTGACCAATGTCATGGAGGACTACACTCCTGACATGGATCAGATGCTGTTTTATCTGCCGCTGGCGGGCTCGACCTTCAAAAAGGTTTACTACGACGAGTCCCTGGGCCGTGCGGTGTCGAAGTTTGTCCCTGCTGAAAACCTCATTGTCCCTTACGAGACGTCGGATTTAGAGACTTGCCCGAACATCACCCAGATTGTGCGCATGTCTTTGAATGATTTGCGCAAGCGGCAGGTGTCTGGGTTTTATCGCGACATTGAGGTGCTTCCTGGGCAGCGGGACGCCAACGAAATTGATGGAATCATGGATCGGATTGATGGGTTGGAGCCCAGCAACATCGACTATGATTGCACGATCCTTGAGTGCCACGTTGATTTGGACCTTGAGGGTTACGAAGACCTTGACGAGGATGGCGAGCCGACGGGCATCAAGGTGCCTTATGTGGTCACGTTGTCCCAGGACAACGGCCAGATTCTGTCGATCCGGCGGAATTACCGTGAGGACGACGAGCAGAAGCGCAAGATCAAGTATTTTGTGCATTACAAGTTCTTGCAGGGCTTTGGCTTCTATGGTCTGGGGCTTATCCACACCATTGGTGGCTTGTCCCGCACGGCGACCGCGGCGCTTCGCCAGCTTATTGATGCCGGCACCCTGAGCAACCTGCCGGCGGGCTTCAAGGCCCGTGGGCTGCGGATCAGGGACGATGATGATCCTCTGCAACCGGGCGAATTCCGCGATGTCGATGCCCCCGGTGGCGCGATCCGTGATTCGCTCATGCCGCTGCCTTTCAAGGGGCCCGACCAGACGCTGTTTAACCTTTTGGGCTTTGTGGTTCAGGCGGGGCAGCGTTTTGCCACGATCACGGACCTGAAGGTGGGCGATGGGAACCAGCAGGCTGCTGTTGGGACCACCATGGCCATGATTGAGCAGGGCACGCGGGTGATGAGTGCGGTGCATAAGCGCTTGCACTACGCCATGCGGTTGGAGTTCAAGATTCTGGCCCGGGTGATGAGTGAGTCTCTGCCCCAGGAATATCCTTATTCCGTGGCTGGCGCAGACGGCACCGTGATGGCTGAGGACTTTGATGATCGGGTGGATGTGATTCCGGTCAGCAATCCGAATACCTTTAGCCAGTCGCAGCGTATTTTGCTGGCGCAGACCAAGTTGCAGCTCGCGGCCCAGGCCCCTGATATGCACAACATGCCTGAAGTGTTTCGGGACATGTATGAGGCGCTGGGGGTCACGGACGTTGATCGCTTGATGAAGTCGGTGCCGGAGGACGAACCGCGGCCCACGGACCCTGCCCAGGAGAACATTAACGCTCTGGACAACATCAAGCTTCAAGCTTTTGAGGGCCAGAACCATCAGGCGCACATCATGGCGCACTTGGTCTTTGGGTCTTCTGGCATGGTGGCTCAGTTGCCGGCGGTGGCTATTTCGTTGCAGAAGCACGTGATGGAACACGTGCGGATCGCGGCTCAGGAGCAGGCGGCGCAGCAGGTTGCCCAGATGCAGCAAATGCCTCCTGAGCAGATGGAGCTTCAGGTTGCGCAGCTTGAGGCGCAGTTTATGGCTGAGGGCATGCAGCAGGTTAAGCAGCTTTCCGGTCAGATTTCCGGTGAGGGCCAGCAAGGGCCTGATCCGCTGGTGCAGCTCAAGCAGCAGGAGCTTCAGTTGGATGCTCAGGCGCAGCAGTCGGATGCTGAGATTGATCGTGCTAAGCTGGAGCTTGACGCGCAGAATCAGCAGATGCGGGCGCAGCAGTTCCAAGAGCGCTTGGCGGCGCAGGAGCGGCAGACCCAGGCACGGATTCAGTCTGCGATGGAGCGAGAGCTTCTGAAGATTCAGAACCAACAACGAGGGCAGTGACATGGCGGCAGTTAAGATTGTGACCAACAAGCCTGGGGCTGCTCCCAAGGCTGTGGAATATGCGGACATCAAGGGCCAGGGCCGGATTCCTTACGGCAAGACGGCGGATGCGCCCATGGGTGGTGATACGATGAAGACTGCCACGGCCCGCGGCATGGGTGCTGCGAAGCGTGGCGGTAAGTATCTGACCTGCTGACATGCCCCTTGAAAAGGGCAAGTCTGACAAGACGGTCAGCGCAAACATTAGCAAGCTTGTGAGCGAGGGGTATCCTCAGAAGCAGGCGGTGGCTATTGCGCTGGAGGAAGCTGGACGGTCCAAGCCTCAGAAAAAGGCCAAGGGCGGTGCGGTAAGGAAACCGAGGGGTCGGGTGGTTAAGGGTTTTAGCCCGATTGCGCGTCCGCAGAGGTTCAAGGGAGTTTTCTGATGGGTGGTTTTAACCTCAACAGCCTTAACAACTCTGCGCTTAGCCAATTCTTGGGCCTTAACAATTACCGACGCGGGGAGCCTGTTGTGACCGCGCCGCCGGTTGCTGCTCCAGCTCCGCCCCCTCCGACGATGGCTCCTGCGCCGGTGCCCGATGTGCAGCCCAGCATTGGCCAGGGCGTAGGTTCTTTTCTCCTAAACGAGCGCTTTGGTCAGAACATTCCTGTTGAGCCGCGGGTTCCGATTACGGTTCCCCTTCCTGCTGTAGCACCTCAACCTGTTCCGCCTCCGGCGGCAGTGGCACCGCCCCCTATGATGGTTGAGCCGCCTCCCATGATGGCGGCGCCGCATTCTCAGGTTCTGTCTGCGCCGAGCGAACGGTTTGAGCCTATTCAGGCCGACCTACCTATCCAACCGGTTCCGCAGCCTCCTCCGGTGGTGGCACCTCCGCCGCCCCCGGTAGTTGAGCCTCCTCCCCCTATTATTGACAGTGAGGGCATCCCGTCCGTTATCACGCCGCCTCCTGTTATTGCTCCGCCCCCGCCTCCGGCACCGGCGCCTGCTCCCGTGGTGGCACCTCCGCCTCCACCTCCGCCTCCACCTCCGCCTCCACCTCCGCCGCCCCCGGTTGCTCCGCCCCCAGTGGAAAATGAAACCGTAAGCAATGATATGGGGATGAGTGGTTTCCTTGATCGACAAGCGCTAGAAGCATTGACCCCGGTTGCGCCGCCAGCCCCGGCTCCCGTCACGGCTCCCCTAGCTTCGATGCGCGACCGTTTGGCCGATTCGACGCTTAACGAGTTTTTGGGCCTCGCCGGAGGCCGCCCCATGTCGTCGGAAACCCGGTGGGGCCAGCCTGTGCCTGCGCAGCGCCCGAGGGTTACGCCTACGCCACCAGAGCCCACGCCACCAGCGGTAGACGAGGGCATTGCAAGCCTGACGCGCGACGCCATTTCGGCTACTCAGTACCCGGGACTGGAAGGCTTTGACCCAGCCAACCCCTTGAATCCTGTAGCGGCTCCCGCACCGGCACCGACGCCCGCCGCTTCGACGGTGCCCCTTACCGGTGGACCACCTGTGGGCTATCAGGGCGGTGGCGGGGAGTACAACCCGCAAAACGGCTACACGGACGAAGACCGGATTGCCGAGGATGCTTTTTACGCAGAACAGCGCCGCGCCCAGCGAGAGCAAGAGGTTGCTGACCGGGAGGCCGCCCAGCCCGCACCTCCCCCGCCCGTTATAGACTCGCCTCCCGTCGAGGACGATTACGTTGAAATCCCGCCTCCCAGT